CCTAGTAGGGATAGGTGTTTACATTTTGTTACCTTTTGCGATAATAAAGGTGTCTTGGGAACTAGCAACTTCTTGGATTGAGGAATTAATAAAATGAGAAACAAGCATTGTATGGAGGCTTTCTATAGAACCCTAAAGGAAGTAGATATTCCTACAGGGCAGTCTATGATCTGCGAGCATTTCTTTGCAGCAGGTTGGGATGCAGCCATTGATGCCTTGTCTCTCGCATATCAGAGGCAGTTTGAAAATGATGGAGTTGATACACAGCTTATTCGCAGAGACCCCCAAGAACCTCCAGCCGATGACGATAAAGAATGATTGGTATCCTGTATGCTTTCATTCCAAATCAGATTATAAAAAATGGCAGTATTACAGGAGGGGATCAGGAGAAAGAGTTACAGTCTGTGATGATTGTAGTGATGAGTACCAAAAGAAAATGAAAGGGGAGAATCGGTGTTTTATAGCAGAGGCTATGAGCCGATCAAAATATGTCTGAACCAGTATCTCAAGCAGTAATGACAGTAACCGAGGTTGCTCCCTTTCAGTTTGCTATCGAGATTGAGGGATCAGATTTATCTTTAGAAGTTTCACAGATTATGGTAAAGTTTCTGAATGACTGCTTACAGCAGATTCATGCGGATCAAAAAATCCATTGAAAGGGATTGTATGGAACAAAGAACAGAAGAATGGTTTGCTGCCAGATTAGGCAAGGTAACAGCTAGTCGGGTCGCAGATGTCTTAGCCAAGATTAAGTCTGGCGAATCGGCAAGTCGTAAGAACTACAAGATGGAGTTAGTGGTTCAACGATTGACCGGCAAAGTAGGGGAGTCGTTTACCAATGCTGCAATGGAATGGGGTACAGAGCAAGAGCCATTCGCTAGGATGGCATACGAGGCTCATACAGGCACTTTTGTAAAGGAGGAGGGGTTCGTAGACCATCCCACAATAGAAGGCTTTGGATGCTCTCCTGATGGCATTGTAGGGGAGGGTCTTATTGAGATTAAATGTCCGAATACAGCCAACCATATTGAGACAGTCTTGGAGAACAAAGCTCCAAGTAAATATATCCCACAAATGCAATGCCAGATGGCTTGTACAGGCGCGAAATGGTGCGACTTTGTATCATTCGATCCTAGAGTGCCAGAGGACTTGCAGTTGTTTGTAGTACGGGTCGAGAGGGATCAGGAGTATATCGACTCAATGGAAGTAGAAGTAAAGCAGTTTTTAAGCGAGGTCTTAGACCTATTTAACCAACTAAAAGCGAGGCAGAAATGACCTATGAAATGAAAGATGGCAGTTTTAGTCTATTTAAGAATGACAAAAAGCTCACAGAGAAACACCCCGATTACAAGGGGTCAATCAAGATTAACGGAGTTGAGCATTGGTTTGATGCCTGGCTAAAGGAAGGCAAGAAGGGGAAGTTCTTATCGGGTCGTATTGGTGATCCGAAACAGAAGGGCTTTACTCCCAAGGGCGATGATGAGATGCCTAAGAGTAGTGGTATTGAAGATGACATTCCCTTTTAGGAGAAAGACATGAAAAAGATTGCTATAGGATTGGTAACATATATGTTACTTGGTAGTGCGTATGCTTGTCAGACACAGACACTAATTGTCGGTGGTAAGCTACAAGTCTGCACTATTTGTGGAACAGTAGTTAGCTGTATGTAATCCCCGATGAGATCGGCATTAGTGGCGCAATGCCACCCTTTCAAGAGGAGTGCCACCCCCCTTCCGATTAGGGTGGCTTTATGAATGGTTCTAATACCTATAGCGAAAGACAAAAGGTAAAGAATAGGGCTGAGTTTTTATTTGAGATGTATTGCGCTGAGAAAGAATATAACTTAGTGCGCTGTGGGTTTGATGAGAAGAATAGAAATGTAGATAACTTCTATTATCTAAACCCTGTGCTGAGAAATCTACCTGATTATGTAGTCAATACCGCTAATGGCACTTGGGTAGTAATGGTGAAAGGCACAGCGAATATTAAGCAGAAAGAGATTGATCTTTTGCCAAAGCTGATTGAGTGCTTTCATAGTGATCGAGCAAAACTTATTTATGCGTTTTGTTTTTTGGGGAAAGAACCAATATTAGCTTCTCCACAAAAAGTAAATACTCTGTATAAAAATGCCACAGATAAGAAATGGCACGATGGAGTTGTTTATCGGTCATTGGAGGTATAAAGCTCTCTCGTCTTTGCGTCTAGTAGTAAGTCCTTTTAACTCCTTACCGCCTGCCTTGTTCCATTTTAAGAACTCCTCGGCAGCACCCTCAAACTCACCCCTATTGTGTTTCATCCGAAGGGTAGAATTTTGGAGATTACCGAGTCCAACATTGAAGGCGAAAGACACAAGTGCGCCAAAGCGACCAGGAGTAAGCCCACTAGGACATAATCGTTGTACTCCGCTTTCAAACCGCGCCAAATCTTTAGCAAGAATTTCATCTACTTCTCCCATCGTTAAGACTCGATCCCATCCGCTAGGAATGGGTAGAGCCTTTCGTTCTGCTAGTGGTACTCTAGCATGGTTAGGATCTATGACATGACCGACACCGACAGTCCAAAGTAACGCAGGGCATTGATAAGGTCGCAATTTGCAACCTTCGTGATGCACGATAAGATCTAATACTTTTTTATCTAACATTACTTGCGAGCAAAGGCTTGCGTACCGAACCAGAAGGCAATAATAGAGGCTAGGATCTGCATCTCATCTGCATCAAACACCATTGGGATAGCCTCGGCAAACGCTGCACCGCTAGACCAAGCCCACCAGATAGAGGCAATGTCTACAACGATTAAGAGTAAAACGAATAGGTAGGTAACAACAGGGCGAACAGAGGCTCGTAGGTTGATGATCCATTGGCTTGCACCCTTGCCGATTTCTATATCGTGCTGGTACATGGCTGTGCGTTCTTGTGCTTGGGTCTGCATCTGTACTTGATCGGTACGAATCTCCTCGACCCTAGCCTGTGCTGCGTAGCCTCTTTCTAGCATCTGGAGTTCTCGTTCCGTTTGCATACGAGCTAGTTCTAGTTCGTGAGACTTATCGGATTTATCTTGGAAGAAGTCTAAGAGTTTAGGTAGTCCACCCATTAGGAAGGACAAAGCTGTAGAGATTAGTGTGAACATTATTTATCCAAAAATAATAAGAATGATTAAAAGAAAAGCAATAAGAGCAGAATAAAAGATAGCAAAAGGTTTGTTACGCTTTATGACCCCAAGTAAGATACCAGGCAACGATTGCAGCCAACGCATAGCACATATACATAACTCTACGCACTTCTGCCAAATCTTTTCTAAATTCATTTTCTATTTCTTTCTCTTGTTTTTCAATCTTTGCTTTAATGGTTTCTACTTCTGACCATCTCTTTTGACCATGGTTTTTCACAAAGTCCTTTTTAACCTGTTCTTCTTTTATTCTTATTTCTTCTTGTTTTTGCCATTGAATCATGGCTCGTTTGAAGTACTGCTCTTTTAGGACTTCTGCTTCTTTTAACTGCCTTCTGCGTTCTAATGCTTTTTGTTGTGCTACCGAGGCTGCTTCTTTTTGGACATCCTCGATAGATGAACCGATAGTTTTACCGGCTTCTTTGCCTGTCTTTACGCTTTCGCTAAAAGACTTTGCGCCCTCCAAAAACCCGAATTGGTCTGACATACATAGGATTACTTTCTAAAGAATAAGTCTGCTAACCAAGCTACAAAGCCACCAAAGACAGAGCAAGCCCCCATAATTGCCCAAAGAGATCCTTTAGACCTTTCTGCCATAGCGACTAACTTCTTAATATCAGATTCCATGCTATCTACTTTTTCTTGCAGATGCTCGACTTGGGCTACTAGACCACCAAATTTGAATGGATCAAATTCAAACTTATCGTTCATCCTAGCCTCCGTTTACCTGGCGACTTTTTTGCAACAGTTTTCTTTTTAGTCGCGACTTTTTTGCAAGGTTTAGAAACATTTAAAGTTTCCTTTTGAATGTATCCAAACCTATCAAATATCCAGTCAATGATAAACATCATGGCAAACTCGCTATAAACTCATTAGCCTGTTCTTGTGTCATCACATTCCCATCGGCATCTTGCAGTTCTGCACCAGCTAAAACTTCTTTTTTGAAGGTTTGGTAGTCGGTATTTGCTGGGTCGAATGGGATAGAAGCGTTGTCTGATAACCGAACAACACCTACTATTTTATTTATAATTTGATTTAATATTAGTTTATACATATCATAACTCCGCAGAAGCAGTCCAAGTATCTGTAAAATAACCGCCATTAACAGTTGAATCTGAAGTTCTTGTTGCTACAAAAGAACCAACAGAATTAAAAATAATTGATGATGCTCCAACTGGAAAGCCGTTTCTTCCATAATTTGTTGTTGTTGTTGTAGGACTTGCTCTTTTTGCAACTACATATTGATTACTATAATAATAAGCTACGGAAGTTGCAGTATCCCCAGACCAAAGTGCTGAACCGTTATATCCACCAACTTCATAATACCTCTGACACAAAGCCAATTCAGTTCCATAAGGTCTGTAATCAAAGCTAGTAGCTGTAGAGCCTACCTCAAGCTGAACTCCTGTAATGTAGAAAGTTGCTCCGTTTGTGGAAATCCAATTTACTGTTGATGATGTTCTGTTGGCGGCATAAGTTCCACTTGTGTTCCAAGTATTAGCTGTTCCATTACCACTAGAACCTGAGCCTAAATCAAACCGAATAGTTATTCCAACGCCATTATTAGTTACCCATGTTCCACCAGTATCACCTAGAATAGTTAAACTAATAAAAGTCCATGTATCTGCAGATGAAATTGTATAAGTAGCAGGATAACCTCTTGTGCCTCCATTGTTATATAAAGAAACAGAATAAGTTCCTGTTACAGATGCTCTTACCCAAAATGACAATGTAACAGTTTGTGCATCTGCTGTTCCAAAAGCTAAATCTGCCGCATTAAAACCTTCTATATCTTGATTGAAAGAATAATAATCACTAGAAGCAATTGATGTGTCTGCTGTTGTAACTGTTAAAATAGTGCTATTTCTAAATTTATTGTTTGGAACTGTTGTGCTTTGCTGTAGTGTAAAAACACCGCCACCACTTCCATATCCTCTCCATCTATCAACCCCAAAAGGTCCAGACCCTGTTGAACTAACACTAGCACCAGCATTACGCTGGTCAATCACCATTGCACCATTGATGATGCGGTTTTTCATATTAACAAATCCATCTAATCCTAGATTTGTTCTAGCTGATGCTGCTGTAGAAGCTCCTGTTCCACCATCTGCTATTGCTAGGTCTGTGATTCCTGTAATCGTTCCACCTGTGATCTTGGCAGCAGTCATGGTATATGTGCCATCCCGAATACCATCTCCAGCATCTCGGATCTGCGCCATCATATCGCGCATAGTATCGTTTACTGCTGATGGAAGCATCCCCTCTGGTGCGCCATCTGGAGGTGCTGCTGTGTTATTAGCAGGGGTTAGTGAGTATTTTGTATATGCCATGATTTTCCTTACTGTTGTTCTGTTTGAAACTCACCAGATAAAAGACCTCTTAGTCCTGTAACGGGTACATTATAAGTTCTTGGTTGGAGTTCTGGCATCCTTCCAAGTCGCATCATATCTGCTAGGTTTTGAATAGATGACCTGCGTACATTTTCTGCTGCCATCCTAGATCCTGCTGCACCTGTTGCTATAGGTATGCCAATAGAAGGCTCTAAAGCCATAGCACCACCTGAGAATATGCCTGATACTGGTCCTGTTGGAGCAAATCGACCAAAGAACTTTAAAAGATTTTGTGTTGTGCCACCTTTAGCAGCATCTACAATTGCCTCTTGTTCTTGTTTAGTAAACAAACGCATCTTTTTGTCGTTCTTGGCTAACTGTCTTAACTGTTGAGCCATAGAGTTTTCTTCACCAGAGGCAGTAAATTTAGACCGATCTAATTGAGCATTACTTAGCATATCCTCAAAAATCTCTGCTTTCTTTAATTTGCCATAAGATGTTCTTGCATCTTTCCACATTTGTAGAGATTCTTTACTGCCACCAACAATAACAGAGTCAGGTGCATTAAGAATTGTGCTATCAAACTCATCTTTAAGAATACTAGCCAATCGTCTTTCATCAGCATCGGGACTTTTTTGCGCACCTTGAATCATTTTTCTCAATGCTTGTAACTCTGTAAAGTCTTTTGGAGTAGAAGTATTGGTTAATTCTTCCAAAGCAGATGCGATCTTAGGATAGGCTTTTGGTGTATATCCTTCTTGCCTTAATTCTTTGCCAATGGTATTCATTCTATTAACAAACGCATCAGATTCAAACAAAACACCTGAATCTTTAGCTTTAGTAAATAGATTTGTAGATTCTTGTGTTAATTGCTCTTGTGTCGGCACACCTTTGGCTCTGCGAGTAGCTGTTGCTCCAAATGGTGCAGCAGTTGTAATTCCAGCGATCATACCTGCTAATGGGCTACCTGTAGCTTCCGTAACATACTGAGCAGTTGCAGCAGATGGTGCAGATGCAGCGACTTGTGCTTTAGGTGCTTCTGCTAAACGCTTAGATACCTCTCTTGTAACTGGGCTTACTGCTTGCTGTCCCAATCTTACTAAAGCAGGTAATTGTGCCAATGTAGAACTAATGCCACCGGCTCCAGCCTCAATCATTCTTTCGCCTCGGCTTTGTGGTTCTGCAAGACCCATTTGTGTCATGGCTTGGCTTGCTACTTGGCTAGGCATTTGTAATTGTGGGATCTCTGTTCCAGCAACTTTATTGACACCGCCTGAAATCATATTTACAAGCGTGTTAAGGGCATCACCAATAGGTAGAGCCATAGAACCAACTAATGCGCCCGCTGGACCACCTACAGCACCACCAGCAACAGCACCAGGCACAGTCTGAGCCATACCTCTAGTAACAATCTCTGCTGTTCTAGCTGCTGTCCCTTTTTGTGGCTTTTCTGATGCAGTAGCCTCATCGTACAGTTTCTTAGCTGCTTTGTTGACCTCTGTTTCAGACATAGAGTCTGG